AAAGCAGCCCTATCAAGGTTGCTCTCCGTTTGCTTAATAAAACTATTGGTCTTTAGGTCTCGTGCCTTGACCTTCTTTTGTGCCATCCAAGTTCTTATGGAACTCTTCGGAGGTTGCTTACCATCAAAGGCGAACCTACTTCCGTTAGGCACTTTATACTTTGTACCGCTTACCCCTTCGTCAATGTACTTACCATAGTCCGCCATCGTGAAAGACATAAGGAGGTGTACACCTGTTGTGAGGTCGTAGTCCAAACTATCTTTGAGTTTCCCACTACTAACTTGTCTCCGTCTCTTTTTCTTACCATCATTGTAGGTGATAGTACGAGTAGCACCAAGATTCAGTCGTGCTGCCTTGATGACTCGCTCGGCAAACTGCCGTAGCACCATTTCAGTATTTCTTGTTATTACGGACAAGTCGTAATTGTATTAGCAATGTCTATAGATAGGGTAAGATTCCAACCTACCAGAAGGTTCTCAAACCTATCCTCAAAAGGCTCACAAGAGGGTGTACCATTGAGTTGGTACTTGTCTTGCATTAGGTTGCCTCTCTTCAGGTGGCTTACCAAATCGTTAGCAACCAATAGTTGCGTGTTTAAGATGTCGTGTCTATTATCTACCCCATAGAAGATGTCATCCTCATCTCTTGGATTGTCCTTGCTCACATCAGCAACATCCATAAACAGGATACTCATAGAGTAGGTAATGCCAATATCATTGAAGGTCACATTATTTATCATAATATGTGACAAGGGGAAGATAGTCTGCTTGTTGAGGTCTACCTCAAAGATGTCTCCTTCCGTAACTGTGTTCACTTGACTATTGGCAATCAAGTGTTCTCTAATCTTGGTGGTAATGTCGTAGAAACTCATAATATGTTAACCTCCTATTAGAGTTAGTGTTTAAGCATCTTCTTCTCTACATCTGCCTTCTCCTTGTCATATACAAGTTTGGTAAGACATTGTGATAAGGGGAGTCTTGTGATAGTATCATATGCACTTACATTACCTCCTGCCAGATGGTCTACACTTCCATACCATCCCCACTTTCTACTGAAGTTAGCGGAGGCGGAGAGATTGAGTT